CTTTCATTTTTTTTTACATTCATATTTAAAACTATTCGTCTAGGAATATCACTTTGAGTGATTCCATAATGAAGAGTATTATCAAATAATATAAGTCTATTGGCTTTGGACTCAATCTTTTTTTCTCCTACTACAGTTGCTCCATTACACGTATGAAAATTAAACACAGAAGTTATGATGCGTTTATCAGGTCCTCCTTTATCATAAATATCTGCATGCTCTGCATGAGATACATTCTTACCTTGATTAGGATAAAGATTTAATTTTAATTTCACTACCTGAGTAAAAGGGCGTAACTCAAATTGATAATCTTCTAAAACATGAAAAGCAGGATACAGAGGATGAGATCCAGGTCCTCCTGGAACATTGGCATTTGCAAATAAAAATTGACTCAACATCCATCGACTATCTCCCTCATTAGTAACAGGATCATAATGAGTATCATTATTCCATACCCATGCTATTGCATGGCTTTCTACTGCTTTCAATAATCGATTAAAAATTCTAGGGGGTAAAAAATCATCAACAATTTTTAAATCCATGCTTTTAATTCCTCTCCCATTATTTGGGATGCAATATTTACTTTCTTGCGTAAAGCTTTAACAATTCTTTCATCAATCGTATTTTCTACCATCAAATCAATATAGGTCATTGGAAAATGCTGACCAATACGATCAATTCTCGCTTCAGATTGTTGACGTTTTTCTAAATCATAACCATTAGAATAATAAATCATGGTTGAAGCTGCCGTTAAGGTTATTCCATACCCTCCCGTTTGAGTAGTGCCCACTAAAAATCTTACTGTACTTTTAGGGTCTTGAAATTTTTGAATATTATCTTGACGTTGATCCATTGGAGTTAATCCATAATAAGTTACCACAGAGTTATCCCCATATTCTTTTTTAAGATGTTCCACGATTGTTTCTACATCGTACTGGTAATGACCCCATATTACAACTTTTCCGTGTATCTCTTCCAACGTGTCAAGTAGTTCATTAATTCTATTATTTTTTATTGGCTTAATGGTTCCATCATCAGCTGTGAAATGACCACAATTAATTTGTTGAAGTCTCATGAGTTGAGTTAAAACGGTCGCCGTACTCATTGTTTTTCCTTCCATTTCAGCTAATGCTAAATGCTTCATTTGTTTATAAATTTTTTCTTGTTCAGGAGTTAATTTAATAATTCTTTTCATATAAGTTTTAGAAGGTAAATCTAAGCAATCATCCTTCAGGACCCTGTATGAAAAAGGTTTTAATTTTTCTGATAGCTCTCCTAGATTTCTATAGCCCACAACAATTTGAACTGATCGTCCTCCAAAATTAGCCGTTTTCATAACAGCATATCTTGTTCTAAATGTATAATAAGAAGAGTGCCCCAATAATTCAGGATATAGAAATTCACATTGTTTGTATAAATCTAAAGGAGATTTAGTAATTGGAGACCCTGTTAATATACGTTTATATTTAACACCTTCAGATAATTTACATATATTTTTAGTTCTTTTAGCATCAGGATTTTTAATAGTCGTACTCTCATCAATAGCCATTAAGGTATTATGGCAAGATAAAAATTTCTTAGCAAAATCAACTCCCTTTACAGTTGAAAAAGCTTCTACATTCATTATTAAAATATGAAGTTCTTCTCCTGTTTTAAATAAATTTCCTAATTTTTTAGACTGGCCTTTGGTAATATTAGCTTGCCACAATACAGGCACATTCTCTATATGATCAGGTAAATGAGTAGGAATTTCTTGTTTATACCAAGTTCCTACTACCCCTTTAGGCGCCACAATTAAAGCTCCATTAATTTTACCTGCATCATAAAGCATAGCAATATTATCAAGTAACACTTTAGATTTACCGGTTCCCATTTCCATAAATAAAGCAAAATAGGATTTTGCCCAGGACATTTCTAAAGCCTTAAGCTGATGCTTATACGGCGGCGTCTTAAATTTATATTTCATATTCTTTCTATTGACTTCTTATATAGGATAAACTATATCTTTGTCAATGACAGAAAGAATAGAAATATGTTTACAGTAGCAGCCTCAGTAGCGGATCAACCCGTTGTTTATGTTATTCAGGAAATACCCGGCACAAAAGCAGGGACTCCTAAAATAAATATAATGAGCGCTTCAAAATATGGAAGATTTAAATTTCTTCTTCCAGAATTTTCACAAATAATCTTTTCACCTGGTCCATTAATATTTAAATTAAGGGCCGCGTTAAAAAATTATAACAAGAAGGATTATTTATTATTGACTGGAGATCCAGCGATAATTGGTGTAGCATGTTCTATTGTGTCACAACTTACAAACGGAAAATACAACTTATTGAAATGGGATAAACAAGAAAGACAATATTATCCTATTACTATAAACTTAAACGAGAAAGGAGAAATTGATGAGTAGTATTAATTTTGAAGAAGATCAGAGAGAAGATTTAGGTGCAGTAAATGAAGCTAAAAATTTATCTGATCAAGTAGTAAAACTAAAAAAGTTAGAAGACGAAGTAGTTAGTAAAGAGGAAGAGCTGAAGGAACTAAAAAGAAAAAGAGATTTAGTTTCAGGAGAAGTCATTCCTACGATGATGCAGGAAATGAATATCTCCACATTAAAATTAGCGGATGGATCTGCAGTAGAAGTGAAACCCGTGTATGGTGCTTCCATTCCTAAAGCAAGACAGGAAGAAGCATTTAAATGGCTTCGAGATAACGGCCTAGGTGATTTGATTAAAAATGAAGTCACTGTTGCTTTTGGTCGTGACGAAGACGATAAGGCATCGCAGTATGCGGTCCTTGCGCAAGGTCAAGGATATCAACCAATCCAGAAATTAAAGGTTGAACCCATGACACTTAAAGCATTAGTCAGGGAGCGTGTCGAGTCTGGACAAGATATGCCCTCTGATTTATTTAACCTGTTCGCAGGCAACCGAACAAAAATAATAAGGAAACAATAAACATGAACGAGGTAACACAAAAAACAAACGCTTCTGTTCCTGCTAATATATTTGAGCAGGATGCAAGTAAGGGTTTAGGCAATATAGGCCAACAAGATTTGGCATTGCCGTTTCTAAAAATCCTTGGACAGTTATCGCCCGAAGTAAATGAGAGGGATGGTAAATATGTTAAAGGTGCCAAGCCAGGAATGATTTTTAATTCCGTGACTGGTGAGTTATATGATGGCGTGAAGGGCATTGATGTCGTTCCCTGCTTTTATAAACTCGAGTACATAGAATGGAAAGATAGAGGAGAAGGATTAGGAGCACCAATTGCTATCTATGATTCCTCATCTGACATTATGTCTAAAACAAAACCAGATGCAAACTACAAAGATAGATTACCCAATGGTAACTATATTGAGAAGACAGCATCTCATTTTGTAATTATCTTAGGTGATAGTCCTTCAACAGCGTTGATTTCTATGAAATCTACTCAATTAAAAATTAGTAGAAAGTGGAACTCAATGATGAGTGGGATTAAAATGAAAGGTAAAACTGGCTTATTTACGCCAGCATCTTTCAGCCACATTTACAAACTAAAAACTACTCAAATGTCTAATGACAAAGGCACTTGGTTTGGTTGGGAAGTAAGTAAAGTTGGTCCTGTATCAGATACTCAGATGTATCAGCAAGCTAAAACGTTTAGTGAAAATATTTCTAAAGGAAGTATTAAAGCTAAACACGGCGCTGACAAACCAAAAGGGTCTGACTCGCATTTCTAGTTTAATCGATTAGTCGATTAAAGAAGGGGCGAGAGCGGGAGACTTAACTCGCCCCTCTGAAAGATAATTATGGAGAAGAAATATATAAATTTATTTAATGGATATAGGCGCGCCTATGGTGTCGCTGATTGGACCAATGTAAAAATTGATCCGGTGAGTGGCAAAAAGAAACCAGATTATAGGTGGACTTTTGAAGAGTTTACCGATCAAGTCTTTACCGATCATTTAAATGGCTCTAAATCTGTAGGAATTCAGCCTACCAACGAAAATGCAGAAGTTAAATTTGGAGTTATTGATATAGATCCCAATAATTATGATAACTTCGACAGAAAATTTTTTATAGACAAAATTCAAGAATTTAAATTACCTTTAATCCCTATCGAATCTAAAAGTGGAGGGCTACATCTTTTTATATTTATGAAAGATTTCGTTTCGGCAACTCTTTTAGTTTCTTTCCTAAGTAATCTTCTTCCTCTTTTTAAATTAAAACCAGACACAGAAATTTTTCCCAAGCAGACACAATTAACTAAAGACACAGAAACTGGAGAATTAAGACCAGGACAATTTATCAACTTACCTTATTATAAAAAAACAGAACGTAGAGCTCTCAACATTGATGGAACTTTTTTTACCTTTGAACAATTTATTGAAGTAGCTGAAGCTAATTTAGTGGGTAAAGATAGTTTAGATAATATTACCGACGCAATTGATCGACAGATATATGAAGGAGCTGACGAAGATTTTAAAGATGGTCCTCCATGTCTAGCACATCTTTCTACCATTATGAAAGATCCTCTCTTTGATGGTAAAGATCGATTTATGTATAACTATCATGTCTTTGTTAAAATGAAATACGAGGACACATGGAAACAAAAAGTTAAGAATGCTCCAGTCAAATATTTTGCGGAACAACATGCGAATGCATGGGATGATAAATTATTAAATGCGAAAGTTAGATCATGGGCAAGATCTTTAAAAGGATATACTTGTACACAAAGTCCTATCAGTGATCATTGTAAAAAAGGAATATGTGTTAAGAAAAAATTTGGAGTTTTATCGGGATCTAAAGGAACTTATCCTGAATTAACTAATTTAAAAAAGATAGACCTTGAACCAGAACCAGAATTTGAATTTGATGTAATTAAATCGGATGGTATTAGCACAGCTACAGTTCATTGTAGAAGTGTAGAACATGTTAATGATCAACGTAAAAGAAGAAATGCTATATCGAAAGCAGCAGGATTTGCTCCCCCTATTATTAAAGGAGATGAAGATCAAACGGTTCTCGATGCATTATGGAAAACACAGAAAATAGTCTCCCCTCCTATTGGTACCACTCCTAAAGAAAAATTACATGATGTTCTTCATGCTAAAATAAATGGAGCTAAAGCTACAAATGATGCCAGCTTTAAATCTGGAACTGTCTTAATTGAAGAAGGCTGTGCTTATTTTAAATTCGATAAATTTTATGACAAATTAAAATCTAAGAATTGGAAATACAGTGAAGATAAAACTGGAAACATGATGATGAAAACTTATGAAAATTGTGACATAGAATTTATGGAACAAAAAAGATTTCCTAGTAAAACAAAAGGTAAATATAACACTCCTACTAAAAATGTAGTTAAAATTTCTATTAAAGAATTTGAAAACGTACCCATCTATCATACTCGACTCGAGCACCAAAAGGATATTATATGATGAGAAAAATACTCGGGCCTCCGGGAACAGGAAAAACAACTAGACTGTTAAAATATGTTAAAACCTTTTTAAAACTAGGGACACCTCTAGATAAAATAGGCTATTTTGCCTTCACAAAAAAGGCTGCAAATGAAGCAAAAAATAGAATGTTGGACAGATATCCTGACCTAACTTACAAGCATTTAAAACGTTTTCAAACATTACATTCTTTAGCTTTTGAGAGATTAGGCATGAAGAAAAGTGAAGTGATGCAAGATGAACACTACGAAGACATAGGAAAAAAATTAGGAATAGAAGTTACAGTTTATAGTGATGGTCAAGAACGAACAGGATTTGTAGATTCAGATAGTGAATATTTTAATTTAATTAATGCCGCAAGAATTAAGGGAATTACTAGTGAAGAAGAATATAATAGCGACATGTATTCTACTGAGCTCGACAAAAATTTAATTCCTATTTTAGAAGATGAAATAAATAACTATAAAGATGCCTTTCAGTTGAAAGATTTTACCGATATGATTCATAAATTTAATATGGCAGAATTGTGTCCAAAATTTGACGTAGTTTTTATTGATGAGGCCCAAGATTTATCACCTATTCAATGGAAGATGTTTGAAGAGTTAAAAAAGAACACAAAACATATGATATTAGCGGGTGATGATGACCAAGCCATTTATGGATGGGCTGGTGCAGACGTTAAAAGATTTCAAGATGAGCCCGCAAAAGAAATTGTTTTGCCACAATCTTATAGAGTACCAAGAACGATTCAACACATTGCTGACAATATTTTAGATAGAATACCAGATGAGAGAAGAATTAAAAAAGAATGGGAAGCAAGAGACGAAGAAGGAGATATATATTTTGGTACTTCAGTTGAAGATGTTCCATTACATAAAGGAAAATGGTTAGTGCTCGCTAGGTATAATGACAGATTAATAAAACTTAAACCCTCACTCAGAGATATGGGGATTTACTTTGAATACAAAGGACGTAAAAGTTATAGAGCTCGACTTTACACAGCTATTCAAAATTTTACTCGATGGACTAATGGTGACCAACTTTCATTAACCGAATGTAGGGATTTATTTGAATATCTAGGTAAAGAATTCCCGCAAAAAGAAGAACGTATGTATGATTTAAGAGAATTTGGATACGGCCATACTGATAGATGGTTTGATGTGTTTGAAACAGAACCTGATGACAGCTTATATATTAGAAATATGTTAGCGCAGGGAGAGCAACTGGTTCAACCTGCAAGAGTTGTTTTATCTACTATTCATTCCGCCAAAGGGGGAGAGGCAGACAATGTATTATTAATCTTAGATAACACCAAAAATATTAGAGAAGCTGTAGAAAGATCCCCTGACAAAAGTGATGAAGAAAATCGAATATGGTATGTTGGAGTAACAAGAACCAAGCAGAATCTTTACGTATTAGCAGCTCGAAAGGAGAGTAATGGATATGACATCGAAAGTGTACACTAAGCAAATCGGTGGGGCCCACTACAAGAAAATGAAAATTCAGCCCAGTGAATTTGTGCATGAAAACAAAATGTTATTTGCAGAAGGCAACATAATAAAGTATATATGTAGACACCCGTATAAAGATGGAAAGCAGGATATATTGAAGGCAATACATTATTGTGAAATGATTATTGAGAGAGATTACACCTTACCGGATTATATGATTCCGATGACTGAGGAAGAAGAATATCGGAACGCGGGTATCACAAAAGAAGAGGCCGAGAGAAAAACAAAACCTAATTCCTGGGGGATTTTAAAAAAATGAGAATCCCAAAATTTGAAGCACAAACTGAATGGGTTAAACCAACAGAGTTTCCAGACTTAAGACAAGTCGACGAAATAGCAATAGACTTAGAAACAAAAGATCCTGATCTTCTTAAGAAAGGATCTGGTTCAGTAATTGGTAATGGAGAAATCATTGGAATTGCAGTAGCCACTTCATTCTATAAAGGATATTTTCCAATTGCTCATGAAGGTGGGGGAAACATGGATAAGAAACAAGTTTTCTCTTGGCTTAAAGATATTTTAGAAGCACCATCCACAAAAATTTTTCACAATGCAATTTACGATGTGTGTTGGTTGAGAGCAGCTGGATTTAAAATTAATGGTGACATTGTTTGTACCATGATCGCCGCAGCAATTACCGATGAGAATAGATTTAGATATGATCTTAATAGTTT